GTACATTGTAAAAGGTGTGCCTGCTGAGTTTGGCTCTGCAGCAAAATTGATTACCTTAAAAGTATTTGCCATTTGTTTCCTCCTAATTCCTTATATATTAACCCAACGCAATTGCAAGAGCTGTCGGATCATCCGTACTAAATCCTGCACTGCTTAAGTATGTTTTAACATCTGTTAACGCCACTTGTTTCATAGTGCCATTGTCATTTGTAACCACTCTATCGGCATCTACTAAAGTTGTAGAACTAGCTGATGTATCACCATCCATTATATTTAATTCTGCAGCTGTAGATGTTACTCCGTCTAGAATATTTAATTCAGCAGCCGTAGATGTTACCCCATCTAGAATGTTTAATTCTGCCGCTGTTGATGTTACACCATCCAAGATGTTTAATTCAGCAGCCGTAGATGTTACTCCATCTAAAATATTTAATTCAGCCGTAGTAACTGTAGCACCATCTAATATTTCTAATTCTGCTTCTGATATACCTGCAGATCCAATAGTTACTGTACCTGCAAAAGTTACATTAGCACCACTAAATGTCATAGCTGTAGTAGGCGTGGATCCTGATTTAATTACAAGTTCTCCACTAGAATTTGTTAAACTACCAAAAGTTGTACCATCATCTTTAAGTGTAATATCTGCTCCGCCAGCATCTAAAATAATATCAGCACCAGCATCTAATGTAATATTACTAGAGTTATCTATTTCTGCAATAACAGGTGTTGTTAGTGTTTTATTTGTAAAAGTTTGTGTCGCTGCTATACCTGCAACTGTATCTGTAGTAGCTGGTAAAGTTAATGTAATATTACCAGAAAAATCTGAGTGAGCGGGTGCTTGTAATTGTGCATAGTGTGCATTTGAAGACTCACAATAAAATCTAACATAAGATTGTGCACCAGAGTTTTTAATAGATATCGCTCCAGATTGCATATCAATACCATTAGATCCATCAATTCTAACAACCCCAGAACCATTTGGCGTTAAAGCAATATTACCATTTGATGTTGATACTAAACCATTACTATTAACATCTAAATCACCACCTAGTTGAGGTGACGTGTCCTCTACAACATTTGATATTGCACTAGATGTAGCAAGCCCTGATACTACTGCTGATCTTGCAATTTTTTTAAGACCACCACCTGAAGTATCAACTGCTAAGAATACATCATCATTAGCAACTGTAGATATTTCTGATAATGAACCTACTGCTATTGAATTAAAGTTTGTACCATCTGCGATTAATAAATTACCTGCAGTGTTTGTGCCCATAGTAATATCATCACCAGATACTGTAATGTCTCCAGTTACAGTTAAGTTTTGTGATATAGTTACATTACCATTAGAAGCAATAGCTATCGCGTCCGCATCAGATGTATGACCTATGTTAGTGCCATTTATAATTATGTTATCAACTGTTAAAGTTGTAAGTGTACCAACCGATGTAAGGTTTGGCATTGCTGTAATCTCATCATCAAAGTATGCCGCTAAATCTGTAACCGCAACTTGAACCATTGTACCGTTATCGTTTAGTACAACTCTGTCTGCATCTGCAACTGTTGTTGATGTAGCTGATGTTCCTCCATCTACTATATTTAGTTCTGCTGCGGTTGAGTCTACAGCTGCAAGTTTAGTTAAGTCTGCTTGTACTAATCCTGATACTCCGTCTAATAAATTAAGTTCTGCTGCAGTTGAAGTAATCGCTGTGCTTCCGAAGGTAAGTCCACCTTCTGGTACAACAATACTACTACCTGATTGCGCTGTAAAAGTATTTGCAGTAAACTGAAAATCATCTGCACCTGCTATTTTAATATCTATCTGGTCATCTGTATCTGCTGTAATACTTGTATCAGCATCGGCATCTAAAATTAATTCGTTACCATCTAAGTCAGTTCCACCACTAAATCCTGCATCAACAATATTTGTTCCATCTGAATAAACTAATTTTGTATTTTTTTCTGATACACCAAAAGTAATCCCTGTACCTGATGCTGTTTTAAATTGTACAGTGTATGCACCTGATGTGCCGTTAGTTACAATGTAAACTTTTTCTATTGAATCTGGTACAGTTACAATAGAGTTACCAGATATTGTACCTGTTAATTTTATAACCGCGTGTCTTGCAACGGATGTAGATTCTGTTGCATCACCATCTGTAATAGTTAATTGTGTGGTCCCACCACTAGTTACTGCTTGTTCTACGTAACCAGCGATTGATTTTTCTACGATTTGTAAGTTAGTATTAGTTTTATCACCCCATGTACCGGCATTCTCGCCGGTTGCCATTAGTTCTATACCAAGATCTGAAAATGTTGATGCCATAATTTAATCCTTAAGGTTTAGGTGAGTTGACTGGTATTCTGATTGTTCCATCTGTATAATCATCTCTTCGTCTTCTACCTATTTGTTCTCCTCCAAATTTTTGTACTTCTTGTTGGTACTTTTGTTCGTATAATTGCAGCATATCAGCTGGACCTTTTAAGAAACCGTAAGTTTCTGCTAGACAACAATATAGCAGACCATTTGGAAAATTCATACTAATATAATTAGTGTCATTATTTTCTAATAATGCTGGCGCTGCATTGTAATGAATTTTGTATGCAAAAGTTGCACTTGGTGTTGGTGATACAATTATAGATCCAGAGTTTGATGAACTTTCTCCAGTCGCTCCTGTATCTAACATTGCGTAATATTTTGGTGTTCCAGTAGATGTGGTTGCTGAAATATATTCTTCTAAAAATGTAAGATCTCTTTTTTCTAAATATACATTAGCACCAGTAAAAGTAGATCCAGTTGCAGTATAAACCTGCACCGCTCTAATAAATACAGCTCCTGCTGGCACAGTTACAGTGCCTGTTCCAGATGTAAAATTACCTGTAGATGTTTTTCTATCCGCATCTATTGGTACATCTCTAAAAATTCTATATTGTGCATTTAAAATAATATTTTCTAATACACTGTCTGATAGCACTGTTGTGCTAACTTCTGTGTAGCTTCTTATTTGTGTTTTTAATCCTGATGCACTTAATCCTGCCATTATGCTGATAAACTAACTGGTCCTGCAGACACAGTTGGTCCTCCTCCTTCTTCTGTTACACTTGGAGTTGATCCTAAACTAAAAGTGTATTTATCTGTTGTTGTAACGTTTATACTAAATCCTGAAGAATTTTCATAGGTAGAAAAAGCAACACCACCGGGGCTACCTTGAACATTTCTAAATCTTACAGTATCTCCTGTAGTTCTTCCATGATTTATTTCTGTAACTGTAATTGTTTGAGAACTCGCAGTAATAGAAAAAGGATTATTGCCTAACATAGCAGCAACTTCATTTTCAGTTCTAGCAGGTCTAGCATTGAATAAACCTTGTGAATCTCCTGATCTAGATCTTAATTCTAATTGTGGATGTTTGGCTTCAAATTCAGATTTGTGAACTAGGTGACCATTCCATTCTTTTACCATTTCATTATATGGAAACTCCATCCCTGATCTATCTGATATTGCTTTTGCGTATTTTCCTCTTGCTTGTGCCATTAAGTTCCTGGGTAGTAAGTTTTAGGTGTTATAAATGTGCTAGATGAAGAACCATCTTCAGCTAACGCTCTTGCTAATTCATCTTCGTAATATAATTTCATTGCTTGTGCCGCTTGTGGATTAAACTTTTGAGCTAAATAAAAAGCTAATCCTGAAACCATACAAGGCACAAATCTATATGGTACATCTGTTGCATCTGTATAAGTTGAATCTACATCTTGTATTCTTTTTACAAAAAAGATGTGCATGTCTTTTGTAGCCGCAGTTGCATCAGGACATGGGTAAACAGTAACTGTAGTTTTATCAATAAATCTTTGTACAAAATATTGTGAAGGTGTCCCTTTAGATAATTTACCAGATAAACTAGAGTATGTTGATCTATCAATTTTTGTCATTGCAGAATCGGATTGTGTAGTTTGTGTTCTGTTTTGTCTAAACGTTGCTTCAAGAATATCAGCAACACCAAAAGTGCTTGATCCACTTGTACCACCAACAGTGACAGCAGACGTTCCATCTGCACTAGATCTAAAAAAACTATACTCAGCTTGGCCTTCAATTAAATCAATATTTGTATCTCCTACTTCCCAATAGTGTAAACCTCTATTACCCCATTCTTGAAATAAAATATTTAATGATCTTCTTGCAGACTTTAATTGATATCCAGACGTTACTTGCGAACCTATACGTTCATATGCTTCTGCTATTAAATCATCAACAGCAAAAGTTTTGTCGAAAGTAACTGTGCCTGAAGTTGTGTTGGCCATTCGTTACTCCTAATAATTTTTTATAAATTCTGCTACAACCGTGTAAGTATTTCCAGAATCAGCCGCACCCGGTACAACAAAATTTACATCGTATTGATTACTATTTGAAGACGTATTAGCTGGTACCCCACCAAACTCTCTAAAGTCCCAGTATCCTGAGTCTACTAAAGTTATAATTGGAATATCTCCATCTGAATCTTCATAATCTAAACGAGCAAAAGAATCTTGACCATCGCCATTTGAACATGACCACCATACTCTTTGTAGGGTTACATGTGTGCAAGACTCACCTGCTGCATTAGCTGCAAGTGCAGAAACATCTGCAAAAACAGTTGTTCCGCCTGATCCGTCTGATTGATTTACTATTTTAATAACAACTCTCTTATCGTTTTGTTGTAAGATAGTTGGTCCTGTTACTGTATCTGCCATTTGTTTCCCTCCTTAATTAAGAAACTGTGGGGCCGAAGCCCCACATTAATTTTTAAAATACTGAGTATTCTAATTCTACTGTAAATCTTCCAGCCGTTATATCAGCGTTTACTGCTGTAGTAGCAAAAGCATATAAGTTTTTACTAGCAATCGCCGCCGTAATGTTTGGAACAAAGATGTGGTAGTTACCCGCAGTATTGTTAAAGTTTATATCAACTTCTGTGATTGATTGTGTAGCACTTAATTGTTCGTTAAAAGATGTTACACCAGCACCAACAATTTCAGTTCCAGAGGAGACTGCAGTATTAGTTGCTGTTCCAGATGTTGCACTTAGTGATAAACCACCAGCAAGAGTTTCTCCTGCCGCAGTTGTAATACCAATTAATGCTCTGTGAATGAAAAACTTAGAAGGTGTTACCAGTCCGTCTGGTGCGTCTGTATTTAATGCACCAAGCTCTACAAGCACGTCACCATCTCCATATGCAGTTGATGCTGCGTTTGTTGATGCCAATGTACCAGCAAAAGATTGAATCTTTCTAGTTCCCATTGATACTAGTTGTCCAGTTGAGTTAACTGAAAAACCAGTTTCTGTGATCACGCCAGTAGAATCTGCTTTATTAATTACATTAAAGCCACCTTCTGATCTGACCGGACCACTAAAAGTTGTATTTGCCATATTAATATCCTCCTAGATATTTTAAATGTAGTCCCTAGGGGTGTCGACTATACGCGTCTACATTTAATTTATTTTAATTTGTATAGTGTGACTTTTGTACAACAATTTTTAATAGAGTGCAAGAGAGTGTGTAGTGCGGATAGAGTTTTCCAACGATGTAGCTTTTTATTAAGTAGCTACAGAAACTTGCGGAGCTGCATTTTCGACAACATTTTGTCTATGGGCAATAGCTGCTTCTTCCAACTTGATCTTCGTAATGACTTCTTTAACTTTGTCATCAATTCTGACCATTTCAAGAGTATATCTACCATTAGACAGATGCTCCTGTTCCCACTTCAACTCCAAGGACCTTTTTGTTTTGTATAGGTCTTGTATCATGGATAACCTCCTCATAGGTTATTCTATTTAACGGGCCAAACATTCCCGTTTTTTCCCAATTAATACTCTTTTCTCCCAATTTGTCAAGGACTGATTTTTCAAGAGAATCTGGATTATCTTCAGACAAAACCTCAAATTTTGTGTGATAGTCATAAGCCCAAATATTTACTAGGAATTTTTTCATTATTCTACTTTCTGTTTGCAATGTGGCCGAACTATGTCCGGCCACAAAATTATTTAGATTACGCTGCGCCTGGTGATCCGAAGATACCTCTAGGGTCTGAGAATCCAAAAGAATATCTCTCTCTAGCTTTGTATCTTACGTTTCCAGTTTCGAAGTCACCTTCCATTGCAG